TTATTGAGCCCGTCGTCCCACATCTTGGGAGTCATCTCACAGAGATCACGCCTCACGAATCTCCCTGCACACACCAGGGTCATATAGTTAAACACCTTAGCCCTAAGTGTCTCTTTGTCAACAATGTATATCCTCGAATAACCAAAGATTGGAAAGTTCTGATCTATCAAAGGTCTCACTGAATCCCAAAAGCCCTTGCAGTACAGCGTGTCACTATCCATCTGAAGCAAGTAATCCCACTCCCTATCCATGCAAACCCGGTACGCCGCGTTCATCTTATCTGACAAGGGGTTGTTCTCGTGATACACCGGTATGAACCCCTGATCCAAACAATAGTCTGCCGCCCACTCCTCTGACACAGCAACCACCACATCAACCAAATGATAATGGGAGTCTTGAAATATTCTTTTAAGTCCTTTAAACGCAAGCTCAACAACATCACGCCTCCCATAGATCGAGGATATTACACAAATCCTCATTTTATTACTGGTGATCTCCACCGTTCAATTAAATTAGCTACCGCCTTGGGTAGTGGGATCTCAGCCGCGTAACCAGGCGCCACCGTCTCAGCGTTCCTGTTGTCATATAAATAGCTCAACATTAGTTTGATGGCGCTTGTGATGTTATCCGGTACGTCTGCAGCTGCCCAGCCCATGGTGAACTTCACCTCAACAGGATCAATCTTCTCATCCTCTGTCTCTGGCCAGTCAAAGTCCTTAGCAGTGTGTATCCGGGAGGTGGGGGCGAATAGGTCGTTTTGTAAGTCCGATGGATCAATTGTTTGCTGGTCACCAGCCACGTCGAAAAACTTCACCGAAGCCACCGCAGTTACCCCAGGATATCCAATGTCTATAAAGTCGTTAGGGAATGTGTGGTCCAGTGTTCCGGTGATGGTGCTATTGAAGCTACTCGGGAATTCAGTGAACCCGGTCCATGACTCAGGTAAGATGGCACGCTTTAACTCCTGACGAATGTAATCATACGCCGCCGCTGTATAGAGGGTAATCTGATCATCCTCCAGAGTGTAGTTGCCGCGTCTTACATGACCTCGGGCATCAACCAAAGATATGAGGTTGGTAATTACTGGTGCGGTATCTGGTGCATCTTTGAGTTTCAGCATGGGTTTCAAGTTATAAAAAAAGGGCGATGATTTCCACCACCGCCCTGAGTATTTTGTATTGTAGTTATCCTACGTGATCCCAAGGTTACCAGTAACCAAGATATCTTTGATGTGTGCGAATGATTGTGGGCGTCTCAACTGAACGTCCCAGAAGCTATTCACGATAACCTCAACCAATCCTTCTTTACCTTTAGTGAACGGATTCACCAATAGGTCAAGTCCGCCCCACTGAGCGATGATCAGGTCAACCCAGTTTCCGAAGATCATCGCATGGTTGTCATTCGTTCCACCCAGATCATTTGGCATTTGAGTGGTTGCGAACGCACCGTATCCGTTCATGTTTCCACCTTGGATGGTGTCAGACTCCCAGATGTAACCAGACACACCTACTGTTTTAAGAGTAGCCTTAAGCTCTCCTCTAACACCTGGTGTGGATACGTAGTTCATATTCATCACGTCAGCATTGTCATTGGCGATTTTACTCTCCAATGCGATGATTTCATCCCACGCAACGTCACCGTTTGCGAAGATGTTATTCACCCCTGTGGTATTCAAGATACCAGTAGGCTCGTTACCTGAACCCGAACCATTAAGCGCAGCGAGATCGACAGCTGTTTGAACAGCAAGTGTTAGATCGTTTCTCACAAATGCTTCAGCATCCGGAGACGACTGAATTAATAGTTGTGTAGACACGTCAGTGAACGCAGCAAGTCGGTTAGGACGTAACTGGATTAGCTCAGTAGTCTGAGTTTGTTCAGTTGCCGTAGCGTTCTCTCCTGCCCATGCAGCAACAGCAACTCCAGTTTGACGTGGAATATCCATGTTACCCGTAAGGCCAGTCATAAAGGTTGCGCCAAGCTCACGAGTAATAAATCGTGGACGAAGTGCTAATATCATTTCAGGATCGAGAGATGTCTCAATCAAGTTACCCGCTGATGCTGCAGATGCCACAGCCACTAAATCTCTTTGCTCTCTCGCAGGATCTTTGATCATTACCGGAACACCGACTCCTACGATTGCAATACCCGAACGCTGTGCCTCAGCAACAGCCTCGTCATGCATTTCCTTTTCAACACCATCAAGAGTCGCACGACCGGTAGCAATATTAATTGCACGAATAAATGAGAATCTTTTCTTGATCTCAGCCTTCTCTTTTTCCTCACCACCCAACTCAGGTGTTGGCTCATCCTTGCGGATAGCGTCAGTCTTTTCGATCGCCTTGATCTGGTTAGTTAATCGTGTAACCTCACCATCAAGCTCGTCCCACTCTGTTTGCTCATCATCAGTAAGAACTCGGGCTTCCACCTTATTCTCTTCGTCACCCGTTAGGATAACTAACAATTCGTCCTGGCGAGTCATCGCTGTGGCACGTAGTTCGTAGAATTTTTTTGTTCTGGTCTTCATAGTATGGTGTATGTTACATTTGTAACTCCAACAAAGATAAGTGTTTATTTTATAACTCGGCGTTAATTCCTAAACTTTCTTTGTTTTTTTTCACATTCCTCTGCGCTGAAGCTGTAATTTCTTACGCATCACATCAGCCCCAAGTGGAATTACTTTCGCCTCATCAGGCGCATCCTCTTTACTTTTCTTGCCATCAAGTATCTCCTGAAGCCTTTCTTCAGTAACAACCTGACCACCGATTAGTTTCCGTATCTCAGCCTCATCACCAACCTCAACCTCACCACGCATGATCTTACCATCCACAATCCTCAGCTCATTAGCCTTCTCGATCTTATCCTCTTCCGTCTTACGAACTGGGAATCCTTCTGGCACCTCAACATCTGTCTCCTCAAGACTACGGCCCACACCAACTGTCTTATCGGCAGGAACACCAACGATGCTTATTTCACCGGGCTCCCATGAAGCGCGGTATGTGGACAGCCCATTCTCATCTTGGCGGTCCAGGACGAACTCAATGATTCTATATCCTACACTGACGTTCTTTCTGATACCATCAACAATATCCTGAAATACTGTTCTTGCCAGCTCACTGTTCTTAGAAAACCTGAGACGGGCAACACCTTTTTTACTTTTGATCTGAGCCTTTTCCACCACGCCGATCTGATCACCGGTGTGATTAACAAGGACTGCAGCTGAGTCGTTCAGCCTGGACATGTCAACGTCTCCCTTCTTATGGGATAATATCTCCATGCCGAACCAACGCTCAACAGGCTCCTCAGATGAGAAGCTAAGATCGACGGTCATGTCGGTCTCGTTAATGTTTCCAGACTCTATTGCAACTTGTCTGTGCTGGCGTTCTAATTTGATCTTTTCTTTATTCATCATCTGGGTTTTCAGGATCTTGCGATCTATTTTCTGTGGTGTTGTCTTGTTTAGCCAGGGCCGTTACTGTTCCATCAGCCTCAAGCACTCCCATGTTAAGTGGGATAAGTGGTTTGTTAAGGTCCTTAATTGGGTTCATGTTCTCAATCCTTCTCGCCTCGTCCCTCGTGAGCCATCCAGCTAAAATTCCTTTCTGGTGTGCCTCAAATCTTGTCTTAGTATCAGCCCTTAGGAATATATCCATGTTGAACTTAAATGTTGTGGTGGACTTCTCATCCTCCCTTAAGAGCTTGCGGTTAAGCTCCTGCTCAAATTTCTTTACCCAGGATAGCAACGTGTACTTGACGAACTGTAAGTCCTGGTGCTCAATGTTCGAGAACGTAGCCTTGTCGAGATTCTGCAAAAGGTGCTGTGGTATTCTGAACCAACGGGACACCTCTTGAATCTCAAATGAACGAACCTCAATCATCATGGTGTCCTTTGCCTTGATCGTGTGCGGCTTGAACACCTGTCCGTTATCAAAGATCGGAGTACCGTGAGAGTTCAGTGGTCCTTTGAAATCCTTCAGCTGCTCTTGCAATCTCTTGAACGCCGGATCACCAATCCCCTTCTCTGATTCAATCCACCCACCCAGGTTCATTCCGTTGCCAAAGAACTTGGAAGCGAATGTCTGAGCGGCCAGTGCCAGTCCGAAATCCTGTGATGCGTGTTCTATCACTGACTTGCCCACGAGCCCATTACTACTGAGTCCCTTGATGTGAAGTATCTCCGCCTGATCAAAGACGGTCTGGTTATCAATCGTATACTCCAATATGCCCAGGCTCTTATTGTGTTTTACCTTAACCCTCCACGGCTCAATAGGCATGATACTGGTTGCCCGGCCCATTGCGTCAAAGGTTATTCTCGCATACGCATTACCCCAAAGAACGACATGAAACATCATTGTTTCCCTTAGATCATAGGAGGTCATTAAATTGTTTGGCTCACTATGAAGTAAGTTAAATAGCGGGTGTGCTCTGGCAATCTCCCTACTGTCCCCAACTTGCTGCAGTATGTTCAGCGGGAGCACAGCAATGCTTTCACTCAATACCCTCACGGCGCTATACACAGCCGACAACTTAAGCGCTGTCCTGTGGTTCACCGGTACACCTGAGTCCGTGGGGAATCCTCCGAAAAAGTTGATCAACCCTTTCTTAGGATCCTGAAGAGTACCACCCGATATAATACCACCATGACCCCTTGTGAGGTTTCCGATAGCAGACATTGCAGATGATAGAGCTCCACCCATAATCACAAAGATAGTTAATTACTTAACTAAATGGGGGATAAGTGTTTGAAATTAAACTTTCTGTAGAATAGTTAACCCGTTGTTGTTAATCAAACATTCCTTGATTTCCCAGGTTTCGTCACGATCAAGAAAATCTTCAATGGCTTTCCAGATACCCTCGCCTCCGTCTTCACCAACCGTAGCGAAGGTGGACGTGTCATGGATGATAATGTACTTACTCACCTTGTCGGCGTGCAGCTTGAGTTCCTGATCCAGCTGGTTGTAGTTATGTATTGTGTCGATGAACAGAAGTTCGGTAGGCTCGATCTCTACTGTGAGCACATCCGCGATGTGATACTCCAGCCACACGTCATGGTCAAAAGCTACGTCATGGGCGTGAGCGATGTTGGCGCTGTAGTTTAGATCGTAACAGTGTAGCTTTTTCGGGGAGGCTGCTAAAAAGGCGTAGGTACTCACAACCTCCCGCACTCCCATCTCTGTGATGTGATCACAGCCGCGTGCGTATTTTTTCAACACAGGTAGGTGTTGGTTAATGTCAGATGGTTCTTTGCAGTAGTCCTCGTATTTGCTTATAGTACGGGAAACACTTGAAGTATTTGTCATGGTCATATTCAGTATTTATGAAATCAAGAAACTTGAAGCTGCCCCCGATAACCTCATGACATGGGTACCACTCGGCCTTGAGACCGTAGACTGATGCAGTGATGAGTGCGTGTAATGAGCTGGTTTGGATGGCTTCGTATTGTAGTAATTCATCGATGAACTTCTCTACTGGTAAAGTTATAGATATATCTGATATCCTGTGGTCAATTATGTTACCAACATATCCACATTTCTTTGTGGGGTTGTGCTCCTTAGGATACAGGTGAGGGAGTAGCATAGCCGGATCTCCGTAAACCTTCGGGCACTTGATTCCTTTTTCCAGTAACATCTTTCTGGTAAGCTCACCACGAACCGCTAAGATTTCCTTAGGCTGAATCCAGTTAATGTCCTCGGCGTCTTGTGCGATACCCGCGCCCCAGATGATGGAGTGTTCATTCGCTGCCGGCAGGACTGAACCGCACATGATGTAATGGGTACGGTTGATCTTGCTGGGCGTATATACATAATCGATTCCTATTTTATCCAGAATGTATGGGGTGATGTTGTCCCCGAAGTTTGAGGACTGGTGCCAGAATACTTTAATCATCTGGATGACTTTTCGGGGGGAGTAAGTCAAAGTCATCGTATACTATTGCGGGCGGTGTATCACGATTAAACCCGGCTGGCTTGTCCACCAGTGGCTCAATCTCAAATCCATACATCCAGGTGTTTTTGTGGAGGCCGCCAGCGAAATACGTTACATCATAATAGACACTTGAGCCGCGTATGCTGACTCCAGTCACCATTCCCTCAACTCCACCAACCTTAGTTTTAATCTTTGTCCCCTGTGGTAACACCTTCATATTGAGTCATTATTTGATTTACCTCAGCCTCACCGTGGTATGCTTCTATTTGATGATAGCCGAATGTTCCTAATTGAAATATTGTCTCTACACTAAACTTTGAACACACATCTCTGGGGGCAACCCTGCCAACAAAGTTGGAAAAGTATACGTCCTCATTACCGTGCTCAGATTCATTGTATGGGTGTGCATTGATGCAAGCGATCATCTGGTCCCGGGTTCTCAGGCTCAGTCCGCCGTTGCCGCCACGCTCTTGGAATTTCCATGGTGCTCCTACGTAATCCCATTCCATGAACTCTTCAATTCCTTCTCTGAGTATTCCGGAGTCATGCTGGAATATCAAGACCCTCTCTGGTAATGGTTCCCAAAAGGCTAATGAGGTGAGTAGCTTATTGTAATCCTGCATGGAACTCACGTCGTGGTTATTAAGCATGATCGTTTGTAAGCCCGGTATGAATTTCACATGTCGCTCCGCAATAGCCTTGACCTCCTCGAACGGATATCGGTTCTCTACTATGACCCCAATCAAAACCTCACCTTATCTGGGTCAGCTAATTCTCCGTGGTGTTTCATGAAGTCATCCAGATCAACACACGAGTACTTGAATAGGTTCTGAAATAAGTGGAGCGGATCCGTTATCATCTTGGGGAAGTTCACCAAAGTCACTTCGATGTTTCGTTGGCTCAGCATCTCTATGAAGTTATACATAGCGCGGGTGTTCACTTCCGTTTGCTCCTCCTCGGTGGTTGCCCCACCACAGAATCCTCCGTAGTTGTGGGTTGGGTTTTCAATCTGATACGATCGACTGGCGCTGGCCGCATCTATCTGCCGGACACACAGAACGACATGATCGATCTTGTATTTATCAAACACATCGTAATCATAAAAGAAGTTGGGGTTCTTGATGATCCCCGCATCCTTAGTTCGATCGCTATCGATTCCGTGCTCTATTCCCCCATGGAGGTCTTT